CAAAAAGGAGAACAAGCACCTACTACACCTGAGACTGCAAAAGCAGCTGCAGATATGAAGAAGGGTGATGTCAAGAAGTTTGCGTCAACTAAGCACAAAGGTTTGCCTAATAAGGTGGTGCAAAAAGAGGAATCAAATCCTCGTATTCCCCGTAAGAAAGGTCAACCAGCGGGTTCAAAAAAACATTCTGATCTATATACTGATGAAAATCCTAAAGGAACTATTCACGGACTCGGTTTTAAAGACGTGGCTACTGCTAAAGCATCTGTCTCGAAAATACGTAGTTCTTCAAGATCTCATGCTCATAAAATTCAAGCGGCTGTTGCTATGGAACAAAGGGCGAGAGAGATGGGTAAAACCTCTGAAGCAGCGGTTTACAGAAAGTTCATCAACACGATGAAAAAGAAAACCAAAGCAATGAATGAGGAAGGTTTACGTGCTTGGTTTGGTAAATCAAGTGGTACTACTAAGTCTGGACGCAAAGTAAAAGGTTGGGTTCAGGTTGGTGGTAAGTATGATGGGAAACCATGTGCTCGTCAACCCGGCCAAAAAACTACTCCTAAATGTACTTCATCATCGAAGAGATCATCTATGAGTGACAAAGAAAGAGATAGTGCTGCAAGACGAAAGCGAGCAGCAGATCCCGGTCAACCACAAAAATCAGGTGCTGCTGCACCCACAAATGTATCAACTGACCCCAAGAAAAAAATGAAAGAAAACATTTCTTTTGCGGAGGCAAAAGACAAAAAAGGAAAGGGTAGTGGCACAAAAGATGCTTGCTATCATAAAGTAAAGTCACGTTACTCTGTTTGGCCTAGTGCATATGCTTCAGGTGCTTTAGTTAAGTGTCGTAAAGTAGGTGCTGCTAACTGGGGTAATAGCACGAAAGAAGAGTTTGTAAAGGATGGAATCTCATTTCAACAGTTTCATGAGAAGTGTTGGAAAGGATATGAGAAGAAAGGTATGAAGACAATGTTTGGTAAGAGATATCCAAACTGTGTTAAGAAAGAAGAGACTGAGGTAGTGAGAGAGGATGATATGAAGGGTATGAGCGTCAAGTCAGGTCATAAAAGATCCACCAAAAGTGGGGCTGGAATGACAAAAAAGGGTGTTGAGGCGTATCGCCGTAGAAATCCGGGGTCTAAATTAAAGACAGCGGTGACTACTCCTCCATCAAAACTAAAAGCCGGCAGCAAATCTGCTAATAGAAGAAAGAGTTACTGTGCAAGAAGTGCAGGACAGATGAAGAAATTTCCTAAAGCAGCGAAAGATCCTGACAGTAGATTAAGACAAGCAAGGAGAAGATGGAATTGTTGATATATATAATATAACGTTTAGGTAATTATTATGCTTTCATTTTTACTACCATTTGCATCAAAAATCATTAGTGATGCAGTTGATAAGATTCCAGATAATCAAGAACTGGGAGAAAAACTCATTGGAGTTTGTTTAGTTATCCTTAAAAAGGCAGTTAAACTAACAAAAACTGAAATGGATGACAAACTTCTTGAGCAAGTCGAAAAGGCAATTGTGACAAGATAGACTGTAAGATTTCAGTTTAATAAATATTCATTAGCAAAGAAATTTTAGAAGGAACAACATGGCACTTTGGGGAAACAAGGATGCTGGTATTGGAACTGCTCCGGCAGCACATGCAGCGCAGTGTACCTTGACATTAAATTACGCGACGAAAGAAATAGTTGGTACTGCAACCACTTTTGGTAGAGTTGGAGCAGGTAAAACTGGTGATATCATAGAGATTGGATCCAGAGCACCCGGTGCTACATATTTTGGTAGCGCAACTATCGTTGGTATTGCAAGTACAACAGCAATAACTATCGGATCAACAGCAGGATTAAATGGAAATGCAATATCAGCTGTAACATTTTATAAGGTTCGTGAGTGTCCAACCAGTGTGGAAGTTGATGCATCATTCAGTACAAGAAATGATTCTTCTTCAAGTTTGAATAAAATTGGACAGGTTAATTTATCATCCGCAGTTACAGTGAATGATAATGCTGGAGTTGGTAGAAGTGTATTCCCGATAAGTAAAACCGATCAGGGTGCAGAGAATGGTGTAGGATTAATAGTTGGAGATAGTATAGACACAAATACTGGAAACTTAGTTGTTTCTAAAGTAAATGATGCTGTCGTGACTGCCCTAGCTGGAGTTGCAATCGGAGAGACAACATTCAGATTTGCTCCACCTCCCGGAATGTTACATGGACAATTCATACAAGATCAAAGTGGATCTGTCGTAGGATTTGGTTCTACAACAGCAGTGGCATTAGTAGGTCAAGGTGCAACAACTAACTACTATACAATAAGTAATCTTGCTGGACATAATATTTTAGCTGGAGATACAATTTTAACTCCTGTAATCGCATCACCAGTTGCAATCGGAACAGTTAATGTAGGGTTCAATACCATTTCATTAGTTGCTGGTGCCTCTGGTGGAACAGTTACTGCTGGTATGGCAATTACATTCTTAAGTAATACCATAGTTACCTTAAGTAAAGGTGCTGATATCGCTATCAACACTGGTTTAGGTGTGACGGTCATGGGTGATGACAACGCAGCGTTTGTCTCCTTTGAAACAAAAACTGGATCTGCAATAGCATCTGGTATTGGTGTAACTGTAAATAGACATCAAGGTGGATATGATAGACACGTTTATGGTGTTGCAGGTGCTGGCTTAACAGCAACCGGCGATTCAACCGCAGGTGATAAGTTTATCGTTGACCACACTGGATGGGTTGGTGTTACAACATATGTTGATACAAATGGTAACTTGAGAGTTAAGAAAGAAATATTAGTCGCAATGTCTGGTATTTCAACCGCAGATACTCCAATATATCCAGCGTATCCACCAAATCCACCTGCTGCATAAATTACTAAAAATATGATATGAGATTTGATGAATTGAATGAGGACAACTTCCTCTTGTTTGCAATTAAAAATTATGAAAATCCACAAGCTGTCACGAAAGACGACTTCGATAAGGATATGAATCACTTCAAGTATATCAAAAGATTACTGAAGAGATATAAAAATACTGGTGTTCTCAAATCTCATCTTTTACTAAATCATTTTATAGTTCTCTATAATATTTGGGGCGAAGCAACAACTCCTATGTTGTTCTTCAAGATTGATACTGAATTATGGGATACGATGAAAAGTTTTGTCATATTTTTGAATAGGATGCCTGAGTATCCGAAGACAAGTATGCACGATGTTCAGGTCGATTTAGAGTGTTTAAAGGAACTCTACCGGGATTACAATGAAAAAAACTCCGCTAGATAAAATTATTGACATCATTCGAGAAGAAATGATGACGACTGGTAGTACCACAGGTAAACCGGGGTTTAGTTCTAAGGCAGATGCCAAAGGGCCAACAGCAGGATTTGACCCAGTAATGGGAAAGGTAAGAAGAAAAAAAAAATTATCGGGCTTGGTAAAGGGTCTAGAAAGCGATGGATGAAGAAGTAAAAGTCGCTATCCTTGAACAGAAGCAAGAAGTATTAGAACAGTTTGTACAAAAATTAGATTCTGCAATTGAAAAAATAGCAGAGGTAAATACTAATGTAAGTAAAATGCTTGCCGTTCATGAAGAAAAAATATCAAAACAAGAAGAGATTGACGGAATACTCTTTACTAAAATCGACGAACTCCGTGATAAAATGGACAGGGATCATGTCAGCATTCGTTCAAGACTATCAGTATTGGAACGGAGAGTTTGGACTGCTATCGGAGCATTGGGAGCAGTAGTAATAATATCTAACCCACAATCAGTTAAAATGTTGAAGCCGTTGTTTAATTCTGCAAATGATGCTATACTACAACCAGTAGTCGCTTTTGTGAATGGATCACGTTGATTCTAAATTTATTGGACTTGTATCATCTAGATTACAGAAATTTAAAAGAGTAAAGGCAGACCTGTATAATTTCAGGTGTCCTATCTGTGGTGATTCAAAGAAAAATAAGAGTAAAACTAGAGGATATCTATACGCTGTTAAGACAAATGTAAACTTTAAGTGTCATAATTGTGGTGCTTCGATGTCTTTAAGTAACTTTTTAAAGACAGTAGACCCTGCTGTACATAAACAATATGCATTTGAGAAATTCAAAGACGGTCATACTGGTCGTAATTTTGTGGTGGAAGAGCCTAAGTTTAATTTTGAAGCACCAAAGTTTAAACCTAAGTTAGACTTACCAAAGGCATCGAAGAATCTGATAGCAAAGCAATATCTTGAAAAGAGAAAGATAGATTCAACTAAATTTTATTATACAGACACCTTTAAACGATGGGTAAACACTCTCGTGACTAAGTTTGATGACGTTAGTTATGATGAACCAAGAATTATTATTCCTTTAATATATGAGAATCAACTTATTGGATTTCAAGGAAGATCTCTAGGCCCAAACTCTGTTAAATATATTACTATCATGTTAGATGAGGATGCTCCCAAAATCTATGGACTTGATGAAATCAAAAAAGAAAAACCTATTTACATCGTTGAAGGGCCTTTCGATTCCTCCTTCGTGGAGAACTCGGTTGCTATGTGCGGTTCCGATCTTGATATTGGGTCGTTTGGTTGGAGCGATCATATTTGGGTTTTTGATAATGAACCTCGCAACAGAGAAATCAACAACAGAATCTCCAAAGTCATTGATCGAGGAGATAAGGTAGTGATATGGCCTCAGAATATTGCTGAAAAGGACATAAATGATATGGTCTTAGGTGGACATGATGTGAAGAGTGTGTTAGAATCGAATACATTCTCTGGATTACAAGCAAAACTTAAATTCAATACTTGGAAAAAAATATGAGCAACGGAACAAAAGTTGTAAAAAGAGATGGTTCAATACAACCATTAGACTTAGAAAAGATGCATGTCATGGTCGAAGAGGCATGCAACGGTCTTGCAGGGGTCTCTGCGAGTCAGGTAGAGATACAGTCAGGTATTCAGTTCTATGATGGTATTACCACTGCTGAAATACAAGAAATCTTAATTAAGTCTGCAAGTGATTTGATTTCTGTTGAAAATTCAAACTATCAGTATGTGGCTGCTCGTTTACTATTGTTCTCTGTGCGTAAAAGTTTGTATGGTGGCATTCGAGACCTACCTCATTTAGAGAATCATATCTATTCTTGCACCAATATTGATGTATATGATAAGGATATATTCACAAAGTATTCAAAAGAAGAGATTGATAAGGCAAATGGTTTTATAGATCATAGTCGCGACTTTCTATTCACATATGCTGGACTCAGACAAGTTGTAGATAAATATTTGGTACAAGACCGAAGTGGTGGGGGAGTTTTTGAAACACCACAGTTCATGTATATCATGATCGCTCTGACAATCTTTGCAGAGTATCCCAAAGAAACAAGGATGAACTATGTTAAAAGGTATTATGAAGCGATCAGCAGACACAAAATCAACATTCCCACACCTATCATGGGCGGGGTCAGAACTCCACTTCGACAATTTGCTAGCTGTGTTCTTGTTGATATTGATGACACCCTCGATAGTATCTTTAGCAGTGATATGGCTATCGGCAAGTATGTTGCACAAAGGGCGGGTATCGGTATCAACGCGGGTCGCATCAGGGGTATCAACAGCAAAATCAGGGGTGGCGAAGTTCAGCATACAGGTGTTGTCCCGTTCCTCAAAAAGTTTGAAGCGACTGTCAGATGTTGCACTCAAAACGGCATCCGTGGTGGATCAGCAACTGTCCACTTCCCGATCTGGCACCAAGAAATAAGAGACATACTTGTTCTCAAGAATAATAAAGGAACAGAAGATAATCGAGTTCGTAAATTAGATTACAGTATTCAGTTGAGTGCATTATTTTATCAAAGGTTTATTGACAATGGCAAGATTACGCTTTTTTCTCCTCATGATGTGCCAGGCCTTTATGATAGTTTTGGTTCAGAAGATTTTGATGACCTATACGTAAAGTATGAAAACGATGAATCAATTCCAAAAGAAACAATAGGTGCTCAAGAACTATTTGGACAACTAATCAAAGAAAGAGCAGAGACAGGTCGTATCTATATCATGAATATAGATCACTGTAACTCACACTCATCATTCAAAGACAAAGTTTACATGAGTAATCTATGTCAGGAAATAACATTACCAACATATCCACTTCAACACATTGATGATCACCTTGGAGAGATCGCACTTTGCATCTTATCTGCAATCAATGTAGGTAAGGTTCAATCAGATAGAGAATTGGAAGACTTATGTGATCTTTCAGTCCGTGCACTAGAGGAACTCATTGACTATCAGGAGTACCCTGTAAAGGCAGCAGAAACCGCTACAAAGGCGAGAAGATCACTTGGTATAGGTTTCATAGGTCTTGCACATTATCTTGCTAAATTAGGTTTTAAATATGACTCACAGGAAGCATGGAATGCAGTTCATAAGTTATCAGAGTCTTTTCAATATTATCTAATCAAAGCCTCAAATAATCTTGCAAAGGAGAAAGGACACTGTGAAAACTTTGGTCGCACAAAGTATGCAGATGGAATTCTTCCAATTGATACATATAAGAAGGACGTAGATGAAATCAGCAATCCTAAGTATCAACATGATTGGGAAGCTCTACGAGAATCTATCTTGGAGCATGGACTCAGGCACAGCACTTTGTCCGCACAAATGCCTTCGGAGAGCAGTTCCGTTGTGTCAAACGCAACAAATGGAATTGAACCTCCTAGAGACTACCTGTCCATTAAAAAATCAAAGAAAGGGCCTCTTAAACAGGTTGTTCCATCTTATGGAAGCCTAAAAAACAACTATACTCTTCTTTGGGATATGCCTGATAACACTGGATATATCAACATAGTCGCTGTGATGCAAAAGTTTTTTGATCAAGCAATCTCTGGAAATTGGTCGTACAATCCAGAGCATTTTGACGACTCTGAAGTTCCTGCTAGCGTGATGGCACAAGATCTTTTAACCACATATAAGTATGGTTGGAAGACATCTTATTATCAAAATACAAATGATATGAAGAGTGACGAGATGGAGGAGGAAAAACCAAACCTTGAAGATCTCATAAAAGAAATAAACACAAAAGAGGAGGAAGAGTGTGAGTCCTGCACAATCTAAGTTAGATGGTATGACAGTTTTCAACACAGATGAAGTTAATACAAAGAAGCAACCAATGTTTTTTGGTAAGCCTCTTGGTATTCAAAGATATGATTTCTTTAAGTATCCTGTCTTTGACAGACTTACAACACAACAATTAGGATATTTCTGGAGACCAGAAGAGGTATCTCTACAGAAAGATCGTGGTGACTATCAATCATTACGTCCAGAACAAAAACATATCTATACTTCTAATTTAAAATATCAGATTATGTTGGACTCTGTACAGGGTAGAGCACCCGGTATGGCATTCATTCCATATTGTTCACTACCAGAACTCGAATCTTGTATGGAAGTATGGGGATTCATGGAGATGATTCACAGTCGTTCATATACCTATGTTATCAAGAATGTTTATCCAGATGCGTCTGAAGTATTCGACACAATCATTAAAGATGATCGTATATTAGAACGTGCTGCAAGTGTTACTGAGTCTTATGATGACTTTATTAACTCTGCACATCAGTATGATCAAAGTAATTGGTGGAAACCTGAGTGGAAAAATAATACTTACAACGCTGAATATGAAGAGAAAGAATTAAAAAGAAAACTTTATCGTGCGGTAGCTAATGTCAACATCTTGGAGGGTATTCGTTTTTATGTATCTTTTGCTTGCTCTTTTGCTTTCGGTGAACTCAAACTCATGGAAGGATCCGCAAAGATCATATCCCTCATTGCGAGAGATGAGAACCAACACCTCGTTCTTACCCAAAATATATTAAAGAATTGGAAGAATGGTGATGATCCAGTCATGCAAGAGATTATGAAGGAAGAAGAAGAGTGGACTTATAAGATGTTTGATCGTGCAGTCAATGAGGAAAAGAAATGGGCTGATTATCTGTTTAAGGATGGTAGTATGATTGGATTGAATGATAAGTTACTTCAGCAGTATGTTGAGTGGATTGCAAACAGAAGACTTAGATCGATTGGACTTAAACCACAATATGATATTCCTGCAAGAAACAATCCTTTACCATGGACAGAGCATTGGATCTCCTCTAAGGGTCTTCAAGTGGCACCACAGGAGACAGAAGTTGAGTCATATGTGGTTGGTGGTATCAAGCAAGATGTGAAGAAAGATACCTTTAGTGGGTTTAAATTATAGGTCAATCTGATAGGGACTAAATAATGCGTTAGAAGTCCTTATGGATTATGAACATTGATTATGAAAATCCCTGGCTATACAAAGATACAACTTTCACTTCTGACGATATTGGCGATTTCTTCGGTTACGTCTACCTCATTACAAATAAAAAAAATGGGAGACAATACATTGGACGTAAATACTTCTGGCAGTTTAGAACTCCAAAGGGAAAGAAACGAAAAGTAAAATCAGAATCAGATTGGAAAAAGTACTATGGGTCTTGTCCGGAACTTAAGGAAGAAATTAGACAATTTGGTAAACAAGATTTTAGTCGAGTTATCTTATCACTACATCTTACAAAGGGCAAAACAAACTACGAAGAAACCAGACAACTCTTTAAATACAAAGTCCTTACAGAGCAGCTTGACGACGGAACACCAAAGTACTACAATAGCAACATCCTCTCAAGATATTTTAGAAAAGATTATTATGGAACAGATAACTCCTGAAGTGGCACTCTATCAAGCTAGAAAGTGGTCTATGGATCGTTTAGATAACGCTAAGACTATTGGTGAAAAAGATGCAATATACAAAGAGTTTGAAGAATGGATTGAACTTGAACTTGG